CCAGGAGAAGTGCAACGACAATTCCGATTGCGATTCCCCAAGGGCCAATCAGGAATGCGATAATCTCTGGACCAAGTACTGCGAGTGCGAATCGCACCTGCGCAACAAAGGTTGTAATTACCTTGAGCATCATGGGTAGAAGCTTCAGAAGTCCAGTCATGCCGACGAGCCAGATTCGGATCATCTGACTCCAGAACTGCATAGAGATAGCACTCATTGCAATCTGAACAACAGCCCAAGTCCTAGTAAGAATCATTCCACCAGCAGCAAGGACAGCATTAAGTCCAACCGTCATTGCAGCCCAGATCCTGATAAGCACCTGGCTTCCAGTAGTCATGATGGCCGAGATTCCGAGGTAGATTCCAGCCCATCCGGCAAGGAATGTCCTAGAGAATGCTGCCCATGCACCTAGCATAGCAAGCTGGAAAGTCTCGAAGACGGCAAGAATTCTGACCCATCCGGCAAGGAGGATCAGGTTAAACCGGAATGCAAAGTCTCCAGCAATGGCAAGGAAGGTCTTGAACCAGTATCCCATTACGAACTGGAGCGTACCGAACACCGCACTAAACGAAGTTACGATAGGCGAGTACAGGGAGTACTTCGCCATGAGAGAAAGATTAAGAAGCCAACCCTTGAGTATGACACCTAGACCCTGAATCTGAACTGCGGCTATGAGGCGCATCATGCTAGCCCACGCAAGAGGCACAAAGGTTGTGATACCAGCGACGGAAGCCCTAACAGCAACTGCTCCAGCAGCCCATGCAAGGCTGTATACACCAACTGCAAGTTGTGCAACCTTGAGGAATCGAGTAGACGCAAGAAGGCTCCCGATCATGAAGCCGATACCTGCAATGAACCACCTGAACGGCGCAAGTAGCATCGTGGCAAACATGCCGATGAAGCTTCGGCGCGTAACCTCTGTTACTCCGTTAACTACAGCTTCACTCGTAGCAAGCGCCATGAACCATCCGGCCAGAAGCCTGATAGGCGCAGCCATCGTGATAATCAGGATAACCAGCGAGCTGAAGTACTTCGTAAGCGGACCAACCAGTGCCAGTGCAACAAGGAAGGCTAGGATCAACTTCTGGATGCCTGGGTCAAGGCTAGTGAATGCATGCACCATACGCGAGATTGCGCCAGCAAGATAAAGAAGGTACGGAATCAATGGCTGGATCGCTGTAGCCATGCCATTCTGCAACGTAGTCCAGATGATCTTAAGCTTGCGCGGGTTTGAATCCAGGACTGCATTAAGTTCCTGTGTTGCAACCTTGAAAACCTTCTGGCGATCCGAAGTTGCGTTAAGCGCCTTCTCGTAATAAGACTGCTCAGGTCCAAGCTCTCGCATCAGTACCAGGAACTTGTTCATCTGGTAGCGCGAACCAAGGACTGAGGCAACTACCTCTTTCTGGTGACTACTGAGGCGCAAGCTTTCGTCGCCAGACTTGTGTAGCGTGTTGTTCATCTTATCAGCAAGGATCTGAAGCTGATCCATAGCCGAGTTGGCCTGCCAAGCAGCCGTTGAGGTGTCCACCCCAAAAGCCTTCATTACATCTGCAGCATCCTGCGTAGGTGCGATGATACGCGAGATGATCGTCTTAAGTGCGTTACCAGCCTGTGCAGCTGATCCTGTAGCAGGTACCAGCGCGGCCAGGAGAGCGCCGAGGTGGCGAACATCAATGCCAGCTTCTCGTGCAACTCCAGCGGATCGTCCGAAGCCATCGATCAGGCCCTGCATACCGATTGCAGTCTGGTTGTCAATAGCGTTGAGTTCTGCAAGTGCGTAACTGAGCTGCTTGGTACTCAGGCCATACTGGGCCTGGATGGAGATAAGTGCCTTGCCAGCGGCAACAAGATCCATGTCGCCAATGAGTGAAGTCTTGATTGTAAGTTCTGTACTCTGTGCCAGCGCGACGCCGGACTGACCAGCCGCAGCCCATGCTGCACCAACCTCTAGGACATCCTTCTGCGCTACGCCATATCGGCTTGAAAGCGCTTCGAATGCACCACTGAGTGCATCAAGCTCATTCTTGAAAACTTGTGCAGCCTTCTGCTGACCATACAAGGCATCCGGCATAAGCCCGGCTTCCTTGTTAAACTGCTCGGCAGCGTCCTGTGCGTCACCGTAGACCTTCTTGATCTTGGTAAACGCAGTCTCGTTATCAAGAGCGAACTTGACAGCCGCTCCACCTGCAAGCAAGAGTGGGATTGTCCAGTTATACTGGAGTTGACGACCAGTCCACTGCATCTGGCTTGCCCATGCTCCCATGGACTTACGTGCAGCGGTTCCACCGATGATGCTTCCGCCTGCAGTAGCTCGACTAGAAGCTAGGAGTTGCTTCTCGAGTCCGGCAACCTGTGCTTGAAGTGCTCGAATCTGGGCCTGCGCCTGAGCAGAGAGCACGCGCACGTTGATGTTCATGTATGCGTTAATGACAGGCCCCTGAAAGTAAGGCTAAGTGGACCTCACTCATGGGCGTGTCCTAAAGTCATGCTTAGAATAGACCAGGCCCCCGGCGCAAAGCAAGCACCGGGGGCCGTGGAAATTCAGCGTGATCCGCGTGGGCGAGATATACCCATTCTGTTATGACTAGATGCAGGACCAGTCTCCTTGTTCTTGTTAGCTTCCTTTGCCTGCTCTTTGGAGCGCTCGGCTAGGATGTAGTAAAACCTGTCAACAAGAACTGGATGCTGGTCATAGAGACCACCCGCCATTGGTAGATGCGCCCACTTCATACCCTCGCACAAGGCGAAGAGTTTTATAATGGAGTCTACCGGGTGAGGGATCTCTTTACCGCGAACAAAAAGACTTACTTGTTCGCGGAAGCGGATTCCCCCGCCTTCTGCTCCAGTACGTCCTTCTTGAGCTGGATCAGGCGGTCCATCTCCTTGTCGATCTCTTCGACATCCATGTCAGCCTGCATCCACGGGTTCTGCTGACGGATGAAGAACTCGAGATCCTGAATGACCTTGGGGTTGAACTTCTCCAGGATCACGTGGATGTTATTCCGACGCCGATTCTCCTCAGTAGGACAGGGGTACGGCGACCAGGTGCCGCGGGCATCCTTCTGCATGATCAGCCAGTTGATGACCGACTGCTCAATGAGCGTGTGACGCTCGTTGGCCGGGTCAATGTGAATCGTAGCGTCCTGAGTACGCTGATTCATCTGAATGCCCTTGTTGGTCGTCTTTTGGAACTTGGCCTTCATACCCTCGTTCATCGGACGGATCTCGAAGAACTGCTTGCCGTCCGGCAGGAAGAACTTGAACGTCTCATCGACGCCCCAGTAATCCTCGTAGGAGACAGGCTCCTCGACGGCTTCCATCTTCTCGACGATCGGCTCGGGCTCATATACGGTCTCAGTCATCCTAGGTGCCCCTTTCATGGGCTATGTGGAGGTTTGCTTTTACTTCTGTGTCACGATCCCCCCAGCTCACGGGAGCAAACTGGGGGGATCGCTTATTCCCGCCATGGGGGGGCTCTGCGGGAATCCTACAGTCAGGCGATGGTGGCTCGACCCGACGTTACAACGGCAGACAGAACATCATTGGCAGGGTCAGGACGCAGGCCCTGCCAGCTGATGTCGTTCTCGATCACGTCGTCACCGGACGGCGACAGGCTGTAGGGCTCCAGCGCAATCTGGCCGACAGTGACTTCGATGGACGACTTCGTCGTACCCGTGATGAACTCATAGGTCTCGCAGGTAATCACGAGCTCATCCTTAGTGACCAATCCACCCGCCACAGTTGCCACGGCGGTACCGAGAACCGAACGCCTCCACAGGGCCGAGTCAGCGGGACGAATCATGAACGAGCCATTGACTTCTCGGCCCTTTGCCGTCAGGTCACCGAGCTCGAAAGCACCGAGTCGGAAGTCGTCGTCTTCGAAGTTGTTGTTGATGTCGAGCGAGAACGACTTGGCCGGAAGGCTTACTGCGCCGAGAGTCAGCGTGATATTCGTGCCGACAATCAGAGGCGAGTTGTCCCACAAGGTATCCGCAGCAGTAGCGGTTACACCAGCAAGACCATGCCTGGCAATGACGCCGACGGTTCCCATGAGGAACCCGTTCGCCTCGGCTTCAAGGTGGAACGTGTTTACGACAGCATCGGTGTAGTGCATCTTCTCGTAGGTGCCACCGATAGCCTCTTCGATGCTGAGGTACGGCAGGGTAGCCGAGTCCAGCGGAGTCAGAGTGTGCTGGTTTGCACCAGCAACCGGGACACCAGCTGCAGTAGCCCTTGAGCCGAGGCACGCAGCAAGTAGGGTCGGGAGAGCCTCCATACGAGCATAGAACTCGTAGTCACCCGCCCAGCTGATGGCACCGAGGTAAGCATCGGAACGGTCACGACCGCCCCCGATCTCGGGGTCGGTGATTAGAAGGTCACGGTTGGCACCGAGGGCTCCCGATCGAAGCTTCATCGCTACAGCTTCAGCGGCGAAGTCAGGAGCAAAGACGCCCGGAGTCGGCTGAGTCCGGAACAGGACCTGTCCAGCCTGGGAAGAGAATCCCATCAGCTCTTACCTTCCTTCTCGTCCTTGGGGGTCACGGTAGGCTTGGGAACCTCAGCTGCAGCCTTGGCCTGAGCCTTTGCAGCCTCAAGTTCAGCCTGCGCAGCCTCAATGACGCTTCCGGCGCCCTCCTTGCTTGCGCTGACCTTTGCCGCCTGCTCAGCACGAGCAACCTGAGCCTGAAGCCTGGCGTTCTCAGCCTTCAGCTGAGTAGCCTGGTATTCCGCCAGGAGGTTGTTCTCGTTCTCGGCCTTGGTCTCGTTGGCCTTGGTGAGGCGGTCGCGGAGCTTGGCATTCTCTTCTGCAAGAGCTGCCAACTCCTCGGGTGTCACTGCCGGCATATCTTTCTCCTCTACGATTGCCGAGTCTCTGTCTCTATCCAGAACTCCAGTGTTGACAGATACAGCAGCTGACCGCCGATCTCGCCACTGAAGTATCGAGAGGTATTAACCCCCCACTTCCTCAGTGACTCAATCCAACCGCCTTCGAGTGTCGCTGTCAGTTGGCTGAAGATTACCTTGAGCTGGGGGTTTGTGTAAAGCACCATGCGCGTGCGTGCTGCGAGGACCGAATGTATAGCCATGCCTCGCACCTCTTCTGAGTCCTTCACAAATGCCTGAACTCCCAGAGTATAAGTTTGGATGGTTGGCATCTGTGGAGCAGGACTATCAAAGCCTTGCATCTCCAGGCTAGTCATATCTGGTGCCCACACCTGCGGGAAAACACCAATGGACTGCCGTGGATCACTGTTGCGAAGTGCCCTAGTGAAAACCTGAATATCAGGATCAATAGTTTCCATCGCACTGGCAACCCACTTAACAACGTTATTGGGAAACACTGTCTCGTCAGCCTCAAGCATGGCGAAGTCTCCCCTCAAACTGAATGTGGAATGCAAGCATGGTAAGCACTACTGCGAGATCTTGCTCATTGAGCCCAAGGACTGGGCGCGCTACAGTCTTAGGACTCTCTCTGCCACGCTGGGCAGTCGACATCTTCTCTCGAAGTGCCTGGTCAGGAGTATTCTTTGGATACTGAAGCATGCCGTATCCGGGGCCAGTGGTAACCCACATCTGACCTTGGGTAATGTACTCTTCTAACTGACCAGTACGCTTGTTGATTGGCTCAGTGGCACCGTAGCCTGCGCGCTCACGAATCTCCTGTGTAGCCTCGGCAAGAGGCGCCCAGGTTCCTGTGACATCGTCACCCTGCTCCATGAATCTATCACTTGCACGCTTCTTGACATACGTGCCGACGTTGCCATAAAGGAACGCAGCTAAGCCTACAGGCGAGAGAGCAGAGTCGATGGTATTGAGCATCTCTTGGACACCGCGCTCATTGCCGACGATATCAAACTCGATGAATCCAGTCGGTGCACCTTTAACCATTATGCACTCACATCTGGATAGCCATAGGGTCGAACCAGAGGATAGACCCTAGGCGGATCAAGCGGGTTCCTGAAAGGCGACATTCCTTCATAGAAGGTCTGTACAAGAGAAACCGGATCTTCGTTAAAAATCATGGGACCAGTAGGAGCTGCCTCGTCGCCAGTGCTAATAAGTTCAGCACCGACCATGACGTAGTTCCTGCTAAGTAAGTCAGTAAGCATCTGCGCAGCCTCGCCAAGCATCTGCTTGGCGTAAGCATGAAGACTATCCATCTCGCCAGCGGCCGCAACATCTGCAATCATGCGGCCGCTAGCGAGGAGCCAGTTGATCTTCTTGAGAAACAGAATTGCCGGACGATTCACAGCCACCAGATCGTCAATGACAATCGGAGTAACGTAGAGGTGCCCGAGCGCAGCGTCAATCTCTTCTGCTGCATTCAGGATATACTGAGCCTGGGTAGTATATGAGGGAACAGCAATGTCGCCAGTCCTCATATCTTCTTCGGCACAGTATGCACCAGCTACGTTCGGCATCAGTTCTCCGTCAGATCACTTGGACTTGGTGGTCGGAGGCGGCGTAGTGCTCTTGGTCGGAGGAGTCGGGGAAGTCGCAGGAGTACCTCCATCGCCACCCTCTTCCTCAGTGACAATTCCGCCGATGACAGTGGTTCCGAACTCCACGTCATCCGAGAGGAACTGCGCATGAACCTTGCCCTCAGCACTTTCGGGGTCACCTTCGTACGGAGCGTCTACGTGAGACGCAGAGTTCTGGTAGATCTTGTCCACTCCGACATATCCGTTGTCAGATAGCTGCGGATCTACTGCAGGACCGACCTGAGCCGGAACTACGTAGTCATCAGCCTGCCGCGCCTCAAGATCAAGCTGAGACGTAGGCTTGCTGTATTCGGCCTTTTCCTTCGTCATTCCTTTTCCTCTCTCTGTACCGAAGCGGAGGGAAGCCTCATCCCCAAAGGCTCCCCTCCGCTAAGATTGGTCAGACCGGCATCGTCACATCGACGGTACAGGTGTATTCCATGTGCGGGAACACCGGGAACATCTTGACGCCGTTGCCGACATCCTGACCCCACGGGTCCTTGGTGGTCTGCTCCCACTCGTAGAAGCCGGACTGCCAGTTACCCTCGGGGTGAGGTGAGGTGAGGGTCTTGGCGAAACCGATCTCCGTCTGGGCGATCTCAGCCATCTCGGCCATGTTCGGCAGGAGGATGAGTCGCGTGGACGGGGTGAATCGGTTGTTGACGACAGTGTTCGAGCCAATGGCACGAGTACGGTAAACCGCGTCATACTCGATGAACTCGATGCCCGTGCTCGCCGCAATGACTGCACGAGCCGCCTGGGGCGACCAACCTGCAGTCGCGTAGAGCAGGTCCGGCATCTGCGGAGCACCCGCAGCGTCGTAGGCAGCACCGAGGCCCGCTCGCTGAGCGAACTTGTCAGCCGCCCAGAAACGATTCAGAACCCGCTTCGGACCAATGACCGAACCCAGGTTCACCAGGTAGCGGTCGTAGAACCAGGCATTGAGCTCGGTGAAGAAGTTGATCGGGTCGAAGGTCGTCCCGCTCAGATCCCACAGGCCGTTGGCCAGACCAGCCGCAGCGACATCGAAGGCCGCATTGCTTGCAGTCTGGTCGGCAGGCCGACCGTAGTCCACACTGAACTTGATGCGACCGTCGTCGTACGCAACAGACCCGGCCGACAGCGCCCCCATGATCAGGAGCTCGCGTCGGTTGTCCAGCTTGCGACGACGCAGGGCGCGGTCGCGGGCAACCTTCGTGTTCCAGTCCTGCGTGGCACTCGAGACGAGAAGTGGGAGGTTGCCCCCACGCATCGCCTCTGCAACACCAGCAAGCTCACGGGCACGGTTGACGTCCGAGGCGTCGTAGTGGTCCTTGAGGGACCAGTCGAGGACGCTTGCGCGACCCTGACCAGCGATGGTCTCGTCCTTCTGGGCGAGCTCAGCCTCGGCGTCCTCGGCACGCGCCGGGGCCAGACCATCAGTCTGGACCGACAGGTAATCGAAGATCACGTCGTCAGTCGCAACCGGAAGCCACGGGGCGATCGAGTCACCGATGTGGTTGGTCGGAGGCGGGATCTCGCGGATGATGCCGAGCGAGGTCTCCTTGCGAACCAGTCGATCCTGACCGAGCGCCGAAGCGTTCTGGATCTTGCTGATCCCATCAGGAGTACCGAAGTAAGCCTGCATGGCCGCTTCAAGAGCGGCGGGCTCGATAGACGGCTGCGTCACTTGAACGTCACCCCCATTCCCTTCTGGGCCACCAGAGCGGCGGCAGTCGTGTTGGTCAGGACGATGCGAGCGCCAGCAGCGTCTCGCTCGAAGCACCACGCCTGAACCGCAGTGGCGTCATACGTCACGGCGATCTCGTTGTCGTGCTCCATAAGCTGCCAAGGGAGCCAGGTGTCGTTGATCCCGACGATGTTGGCGAGGGTCTGACGACCGTCAGTCACGCCAGCCATGAAGGGGCCAACCTTGCCGGACTCGCCACCGGAAGTAATCTTCGCCATGATCTCGCCAGGCTTGAGCATCTTCTGGACGACTCCGTCAATCGTCTCGTTGGGTACGGTGCTCGCGGCTACCGTGTACGACTCCTTCTTGACACCCTTGGTAGAGCGCAAGTACTCATTGGAGCCGAACGGGGTCCGGAACCCGCCACCCTTGCTGAACGAAGGCATTCTTTCTCCTCGTGCGTAGGTTGGAAGACCAGCGTCAGCTGGTCTTCTGCTCGGACTTGAGGGCCTGGAGCTTCTGGTACGAAGCCATGGTCTCCAGAACATCCTGGGCTACACCGGCATCGCGGTGTCCCTGGACGATGTCCTCAAGGACGGTGATCTCGTCCGTGGTGGACGGGACTGCACCATTGACAGGCGCCGCGTTGCGCGTAGCCTGGTCGGCTCCATGGGTCTCGAACAGTGGCGACTTGGGGGCGGCACTCATCGAGGCCTTCCACTTGTCGAACTGGTCAGACGAGAGCGAGAGCGCGAAGTCCTCGGTCGTGGTCAGGTTCTCGTCAGATGCCACAATCTTGCCGTCAGTGGCCAGCTGGGCGACGAACGCCTTTCGGCCGGACTCGATGGTTTCCTTGCGGAAAGTCTCGAGAGAATTGATGTGCGACTGAACGCCGGCGAAGTCAGTAACCTCGACGCCATTCATGGTGAACGTGGGAAGAGTCACCGCGACAGGCGGAACCTGCGTGGACGCGGGGACTACCGGCGCTGCCGGGGCCGCTGCCTGCGGCTGAGCCGGAAGTACAGGCATGTCCGTCATATGAGCCTCCTCGACTCGGTTTGTTGTAGTGAGATGACTAGCCGAGGCGGCCAGCTTGTTAGGCGACATCTTCAGGAAGGCCTCGATATCGGCGGCCTTCCAAACATTCTTCGTCGCTTCTTCGGGAGCATCCTCGTCGGGATTGTCTGTTACCTCGTCAACGAGGCCCATATCGAGCGCCTCGTTTCCGTTGTACCAGGTGTCACCTGCACGCATCAGATCCCTGAAGTCTCCAGCCTTGTTATCGTTGTTAGCACGAGTTGCGTAGATGTCAGCAATCTCGTTGCTAATACGATCAAGCAGGTCAGCTGCAGCTCGCATCGCCTTGGCGTTACCGCCAGCGAAAGCCTTAGCGTCGTGAATCATGAGCTGCGAGTTGCGGCTCATCTGTCGAACATCAGCACCCTGGACGATGTAGCTTGCAGCCGATGCTGCCATGCCATCGACGATCGCAGTGGTAGTCGACTTATGATTCCTGATCGTGTTGTAGATCGCAAGTCCGTCGAAGACCGAGCCACCCGGAGAGTTGATGTGGATGTGAATGTGCTTGGTATCGATCTCATCTAGGGCAGCCGCGAAGTCCTTCGCGTTCGTACCCCAGTACCCGATCTCGTCGTAGATGTAGACCTTCGTTACATCCGAGCCCTTCTTGGCCTGAACGATACGAAACCAGTCAGCGCCAGCCTTCGGCGGCTCAGTTCGCATCGAGAAGCTCATCAGCTCGATATCGGTCATAGTTGGTACCTTAATCCTCTAGGTGTATGCCCGTCCAGCATTGCAGCATTTCAAACTACCTGCGCCTGGGCATCCGGAGACTGTTCTTCTGACAGTCGAACGTTTTGGCTGGTGAAAATCACCTTATGCCAACGCAGGCAGTTACGACACCTGATTTTGGCTACACCAGCATTGAAAAGAAGCTCGGCATACAGCCGATTCTGCTTGTACACTTTGACACGCACAAACAGCTCATTCTTGTCGTCAAGACCATAAGTTGCCAGCAAGGGCTCGTGCCGACAGAAGCACCTCAGTTCTTTCTCGCGTAATAGTTTCATCGAGTAAAGGCCTCGATCATCCGCTCAAGCTTGTTCTTGAAGAATCCCATGTAGTCACCAGGCGTCGGAAACTCAGCAGTACCTAGCTTCAGGGTAGCAGTGATCCAGCTATCCATAGCTGCGTAGATGTCATCTACACGCTGGCCAGGATCAGAGTAATCCATGCGGTGAAGTGCATCAGCGAGCTGTCGCTTGTAGCCCATCTGAATTGAGAATTCATCGTCACCGAAGGTATTGTTACGATAGCCCTTACTGATCTGCTTCTGGACTCGAAGAACAATCAGTTCAGTAACTTCGGCTACGAGATTCGTACCATCAGGGTTCGGAGGAGTTTCGCCGGGAAGCGGCTCCGGAGTAGCAGTGACAACCTCAACTTCGGTGACCGTAAGACCGATCTGCTCGCCTAATTCCTGGGTATCCATCTTGTAGATACCCTTGGTGATACCAGCCTGCAAGATAGAGTTAAGAAGGTCCGTGTTAGCCTTGCCAAGCTTACTGAACTTGATCTTCGCTACGGGAGCATTGTCACCGAAGTTGTACCGAACAATCGGGCGAATGATATACTTGTCCATATATTCAGACCAGTCGCCCGAGAGTGCATTCAGCATCCACTGGTAAACCTGCGTGTGCTGAGTACCGAGGTTATAAGAACCGACATCTGCTGTGCGCATCATGAGTAGTGGAGTAAACATGGCGAGCGACATCTCTTCATCGAGGCGCGTCATGTAGCGTTCGAAGTCTGCGCCGCGCATCTGCGACTCAAGGTACTCAAGCGTGTAATCGAAGTCTGGTGAAGTTTCCTTATCGCCCATCGGGGTGCGTTGGTTAGGCAGAATCACAGTGCTACGATTACGCAGCTGCTGAATCACCATTGCCATCAGCTGATTACCAGGCATAGTGGCACCGTTGACGGTAATCTCGTCCTCGAAGGGTGCACGACCCACTGGGGTCGGCTCGCCATAGCGCTCATAATACCTGTTTGCGAACAGATGCATGAGCACCGAGAAGAACCACGGCTGGAAAGCAGACTCCAAGATACGCCTGCCGTAGTAGTTACCATTCTCCATTAACAGCGGATACCAGTAGCTGTTGTCTACTGGAATCGTAGCAGCTGCTCCGACCTGGTCAATTCCATCATAGACACTGTGTGCACTCAGAACAGAACCACCCGGCGTTGACACACGATTCTCAATGCGCTTCCAATGGACGCGGCAGTCTTCGGGAATAAGGTCCTTGATCTTGCTCAGCTTTACCTCTCGACCGAAAACATCATTCTCCCATTGAAGAACATTGGGACCAAAGCCAGCCCAAAGCGACTGAGACTGCGCTCGCACTAGGCGACTCCATACAGTCTCAAGCTGTTCGGTAACCAGATTTGCGATCTTCTTGTTTTTGGATTCAATGTGCCAACCGAGCTGATGCATCATGAATGTCAGAACCGTCAGCGACGAGTTGATCTGGTAGTTACCCTTCATCTGACGAAAGTCAGCAAGAGTAAGTTGAGAAGTGTCGAACGCAATCGTTCCGCCACCAGGCAATCCTAAGAACTGAACCTCGGGGCCAGCCCATCTGCCATACCGCTCACCTAGGGCGGGAGCTGAAGCCTTCTTGTTCTCGAAGTCAGCGCTGCTGATTGGTTTTCCGTTGGGGCCTACGAGCTGGGGCACTGTATCTCCTACAGTCCATGTGGCATCGGGAATCTCGGGAACGTACTAGTAGTACTGGGCGGGACAGGAGCCTTGAGTCCTGAGCCATCCATACCAGGCAGTCCTGGAGAATGCTGAATACCAAAGTCTTTGTTGTACCCGAATGGGTCCTGCTGATCCAACTGTTGCGTTTCTTGTGATTCGC